ATAATGATGTCCGCAAAAGATTATACGAAGAACAGCAGAATCAATTAGAACAGGACATGGCTCCTTTTGGATTTATAGTAGATGGAACAGAGTCTACCAATTTTGTTGACGAAGATGGAACTAGATGGTTCGCAGACGAATATGGTGATATGTCATATATGTGGCAATATAATTTTTAAGAAATGTCGTAAATAAAGTTTTACATAAATATTTTTTAGAGAAACTGACTATTTTTAGGGAGAAAAACATGGCGACTCCTCAATTATCTCCAGGCGTACTTGTCAGAGAGGTTGATTTAACTGTAGGAAGAGTTGACAACGTATTGGATAATATTGGAGCAATTGCAGGACCATTTGCGATTGGACCTGTTGATGATCCAGTGGATATTGCTACAGAACAGCAACTAATAAATGTTTTTGGTAAACCAAGTTCAAACGATGCACAATATGAATATTGGATGAGTGCATCATCATATTTGTCTTATGGTGGAGTCCTCAAAGTAATTAGAACATCTGGTTCTAATTTAGTAAACGCAAATGCTGCAAGGACTTCTTCTGGAATTTCAACAGTTGGTAACGTATCATTAAAGATTAAGAATTTTAATGATTATGATGCAAATTATTCATCTGATACCCAAAATTATGTATTTGCTGCAAAAACTCCAGGAACATGGGCAAATGATCTAAAAATTTGCGTAATAGATGATAAAGCAGATCAAATTTTAAATGTTGGAACTGCGGTTTCGGTTGCTAAAGTGGGATATGGAATTACATCAAAACTCACAAATCAAATTGTAGCTGGGGCTGGATCAACATCACTATTTAATGGGTATTTGAAATCAATAATAACTGGAATTAATACAGTAAGTCAAACAGTAGATATAAAAATTGTTTCTACCGTAAGTGATGCTGGAGTAGAACAAAAAATAAATTATGGTGAAAAAAATCAATTAAAATCATTTTTAGTTGGAAATACAGTAGGAATAATTTCTGCTACTGGTATTTCTTTGGGGTCAACTACTCTAAGTACATCAGACTCTGTATTAGATTGGTATGATCAACAAACTCTTGGCTTAAGCAATAGTACAATTTATTGGAAATCTATTGCACCAAAGCCAACTACAAATCAGTATGTAGCTGAAAGAAATGGCGAACATGACGCACTACATATTGCCATTGTAGATGATTCTGGTGTCGTTACTGGAATTCAAGGAAACTTAGTAGAGAAACACTTGTTCTTGTCAAAAGCTACTGATACTATTTCTGCTGTTAATTCCCCACAAAAAATATGGTGGAAAGAATATTTGGCACAATTTTCTAATTATGTTTATGCTGGAGATAATCCTTCTGATGGACAGAATAATGAAGTAATATACCAAACTGGTTTTTCATCTGGATTTGTTGGCTTGACTACCTCTTCTGGTCTCTGGAATACAACAGCACAAGATAAAACTTTTTCTTCGATTGGAAATGTTACTTATAATTTAAGTGGAGGAAAAGATTATGCTAATGCAAACGGAATGAAGGCTGAATTAAGCGACATAATAAATTCCTATAGATTATTTACAAATAAAGATCAAATCGAGGTTGATTATTTAATTATGGGTCCAGGTTTGCTTGACAAATCTCAATCGCAAGCAAAAGCCCAAGAATTAATTTCAATCGCAAGTGCTAGGAAGGATTGTATTGCTGTCATTTCTCCACATAGAGATGATGTTGTAGATAGAACAAATACTGAAGATCAAACTAATAAAATTGTAGAGTTCTTTAGTTCACTATCTTCTTCTTCATATGCCTTCTTTGATAGTGGATATAAATACACTTATGATCGTTTTAACAACAAATTCCGTTATATTCCTTGCAATGCAGATATTGCGGGTTTGATGGTTAGAACAAATATTAATTCATATCCTTGGTATTCGCCTGCTGGCCAACAAAGAGGAGTATTGAATAATGCAATTAAACTTGCATACAATCCTACAAAGGCACAAAGAGATCGTTTATACCCAATAAGAATAAATTCTATTGTAAATCAACCTGGTGTTGGAATTATTCTCTTTGGCGATAAAACTGCTCTAGGTTATACATCTGCTTTTGATAGAATCAATGTACGTAGACTATTTTTAACAATAGAGCAAGCACTAGAAAGAACTGCTCAAGCACAATTGTTTGAGTTGAATGATCCATTAACTCGTGCAAACTTTGTAAATATTGTCGAACCATACTTACGTGACATTCAGGCAAAACGTGGAATATACGACTTTAGAGTTATATGCGACGAAACCAACAATACACCTGACGTAATTGATAATAATGAATTTAGAGCCGACATATTTTTGAAGCCAACTAAATCCATTAATTATGTCACTTTAACATTTGTTGCAACCAGAACGGGTGTTAGCTTCGAAGAAGTTACTGGTAGAGTTTAATTAATTTTTAACTTAAAAGGAGGATTCAAAAAATGTCAAACTTAAGAACTATTTCTGATTTTAAAAGTAAGTTAACTGGTGGTGGTGCTCGCCCTAATTTATTCGAAGTCAGCATTCCATCTTTTCCAGATGCAGTGAAGCAATTTTGGGGAGGAACTGGGGCAGAAGCTGAAATTTTTAATTTCTTATGTAAATCTGCTGCTCTTCCAGCATCAAATATAAATCCTATAGATATTCCATTTAGAGGACGCACATTAAAAGTTGCTGGTGACAGAACATTTGACCCATGGACTGTAACTATCATAAATGATGAAGATTTTAGGTTGAGAACTGCATTTGAAAAGTGGATGAATTTAATGAATAAATTGGAGAATTCTACTGGTGCAACTAATCCAGATTCTTACATGGTAGATGCATATGTTCACCAGTTAGGAAGAGGAAAAACTAAGAATTCTAAAGATAATTATGGAAGTAGTATAAACAATGGTAGTCTAACTCCATTGAGAACCTATAAATTCTATCAAATCTTCCCAACAAATGTTAGTCAAATTGATTTGTCATATGATACTGCAGATGATATAGAAACATATACCGTAGAGTTTCAAATTCTCTACTGGACTGCAGGAGAAAGCAACACTAGTGCCGGAGATCAAGCTGGATCTAGTAGCGTTATTAAGTAATAAATAGGAGATAATACAAACAAATAAATTATGGCAAAACTTTTTGGTTTTTCTATTGAAAATTCTGAGAAAATATCTCCTACTGTATTGTCCCCCATTCCTCAAAACGACGAGGATGGGGTTGATCATTATTTAACTAGTGGATTTTTTGGTTCATATGTAGATATAGAAGGAGTATATAGAACTGAATTTGATTTAATTAAAAGATATCGTGAAATGGCATTACACCCAGAAGTAGATAGTGCCATCGAAGATATTGTAAATGAAGCTATAGTGTCTGACACAAATGATTCTCCTGTTCAAATTGAATTGTCGAATCTAAATGCTAGTGATGGTATAAAACAAAAAATAAGACAAGAATTCAAATACATTTTAGAGTTGTTGGATTTCAATAAAAAAGCACATGAAATCTATAGAAATTGGTATATAGATGGTAGATTATATTATCACAAAGTTATAGATCTGAAGCGTCCTCATGAAGGAATTCAAGAATTAAGATATATTGATTCTATGAAAATGAGATATGTGAGACAAGAAAAGAAAACAAAAAAAGAACAAAATAATATAAGAGGAAATCAATTAATTGGAGATCAAAATCCAATGAATTTTAAATTTCCAGAGATTGAAGAGTATTTTATTTACGATCCAAAAAGTTCATATCCTGTTGGTGGTGGTATAGCAAATATGGGAACCGCATCTCCAGATAGAGGAGTTAAAATTGCAAAGGATTCCATTACTTATTGTACATCAGGTTTAGTTGATAGGAATAAAGGAACAACACTATCATATTTAAATAAAGCAATTAAAGCACTAAATCAACTTAGAATGATTGAAGATAGTCTTGTGATTTATAGGTTATCACGAGCACCAGAACGTAGAATTTTCTATATTGATGTTGGAAATCTTCCCAAAGTAAAAGCAGAACAATATCTTCGTGACGTGATGATGCGTTATCGTAATAAATTAGTTTACGATGCATCGACTGGAGAAATACGTGACGACAAAAAATTCATG